GGGACTGGAAAGTAAAAAAGGACAGCCCCTAAGCGTGTCCTCTTTTGATGGGGAGGCTGGAGCAAAAGAGGACAGCCCTACCCCGTGTCCCGATTTACTTCCCAGTGATACCAAGTGTTCTGGCATAAAAGGACAGGTTTTTGAACCCTCCCCAAGGGAAGAACGCACTTCGGCTGAACTGGACCAGCTCATGGAGCAAGCAGCACGGATGTGGGACTAGGGGTTGACAGACCTGCCGGCTCATGTACTACACTGCATGGGCTGGCAACGCTTCGTTCATCAACGTTGCGCCAGGTCACGTTGAGCCCTGCGCGTTTTCGCTTTGCGGCTTTTCGCCATCCGATCGTTTTCGGTTTACGAATAAAACCGATTCCACCACTTTTTAATCATGTCTCTTCGCAACTTTGAAGTAACAGTAGAGAGCACTGCGCCTCTATTGTGTTCCAACGTTCAGTACAGCGATCCTCTTGGTGAATACTGCAAACAGAAGCAGTATTTCACCGACAAAAAAGGTAAAGCGAAAACTGATGGTGTTCACCGCGCTGTACGAACCCTTGACTGGTTGTTTTCCGGCTATTGGGAAACTGAAGGTGTAGTTGAAATTGACGAAGCTAACAATGCTGTTGGCTTTGAAGGTTTTGCCAACCCTTATATGCCTGGAGCAAACTTTCAGCGTTGCCTAAAAAACGCAGCTACAAAGTGGAAGTTAGGAAAAGATGTTTTGCGCTCCGTGGTTGTAAATAATAACCCACTACTTGTTTACGATGGACCTAAAAATGCCATTGATATGTTTAACCACCGTGCACCAAAGCTTCAGTTAGCAGCTTTTACGGGTCGCGGTGTGTGGGTTAATCGCTTACATATCCCCGAATGGTCAACTACGTTTGAGTTGACATTAGATGACGAACTTATGGGTATTGATCAGCTGCGTCGAATCGCCAACTTAGCCGGTAAGGCAGAAGGTCTTGGTACTTGGAGACCACGCTACGGACGTTTTCGTGTTACCGACATTGAGGAGGTGGGCGAATGAAGTTCCACGCAGAAGAACTTCCGGCGTCCGTAGCCGGAATCGACTGGCGCAACTTACGCAAGGGTGAAGTAATCCCAGCGCATAAAGTTGTGGAAATGTTTCACGTGTTGTTCAGTAAAAATGCTGTACTCACGGTTGAAGATCAAGCACAGCAGAACTTTCACACCGTTCGCGTTAAAGACTGGTTGGAACGCGCCAGGGATGCAATTAACCAGCCTGTTGTCTTTAAGCAGCATCAAGGCAGTTTGGTTGCTTTAACTGATGCGCAGGCTATTGCTTACCTCAACGGGCAGGCTTACCAAGGTCTGAACAAGCACCGTCGTTCCACACGACGTATGTTTACTCAGATTGATACTGAAAATCTCGCTCAGCACGATCGAGATCAACTACAAGTGAACCAGTCGCGGCACGCTCTTATTGCGTCAGCAGCTGATGGAGCACGTAAACAGGCGGTAAAAATTCTAAAACAAGGAGGGCAACTTCCTACTTTAATGCCGCCTGATTTATAAAGTTTTAGGCATCCTTTGGTGTAAGTCCTAACCCATAACGCTGCATTGTAGTGCATCGCTATGTCTCGTATAGTCTCCCTCCGCGCCGTGTATTTGCGCTCCGTTATCCCATCGCTTGCTGGTTCCACGATTAAGAACCAGCTTTCATCCTGGGCAGCCCTACGTGGTGAAGCCTGGGTAACTGCAGCGTTGTAACGTCGCGCTCAGCACCGTTGCTCCGTGTAATGCGACTCTACTAGGCGTAACGCACCGCAATCGTCCGCCGGTAACGACTAAACCGGCAAACCTATCTACTGTCTGAGGTGTACGTTCCTACCGGATTGAAACCGCCTAACTTTTTCTTAGGGCTCATGCGGGTTGCCGCGTGGGTGTTTTGGAGAGATCCAGTGAAGCCGGAACCGCCCCAGCCGAAACGCCCCAGGAAGCCTGTCCTGGGGTACAACGTCGGTGACATCCCCTACGAGCTGCTCGCCGTGGTCCGGGTCTCCTGGTATCGCAAGGGCATGGCCTACGAGGTGGAGGAGTACCAGATCGAGGAGTCCGACGACGCCCCGCAACAGTTCGCCTACATCGTTGGCACGGCCCTCCGCCAAGGCGCTGACGTTTGCGTGCTCACGCAATACGAGCCAGAAGCCTTGGGGGTGCATGAGTAGGCGATTGTGAAGAAATACAACAGCTCGGCCTTGCGGTCGGGCTGTTTCTGTGCAACACTAAGGGCAAGCCCGCCAAGGCGAGCCCTCTATTACTGAATCACAATGTACGAACCATTCCAAGCCAAAGTTGACAACAGCGACCTCAGCCCCTGGTACTACGCCGTCGGCTGGGCCAAGCACTCGCTCCAGTTGCAGATCACCCGCTACCAAGGGATGGGTCTGAACACCAACTACGAAGAAAAGCAGCTTGAGCGCTTGGTCGAGCTGGAGCAATTCTTGAAAATGTCGTGGGATCAGTGGATGGAGTCCCTGCTTCCCAGCGAAACTGCACAGGAGGTCAAGTGAGCCAGGTACAAAGCATTGAAGAACTCCGTTTTGAAGGAGACCATCTTGTTGTCGATGCCGTTGTTGACGACATGGTGGTGCGCTATCCGCAAACCGCCCTCGAACCAGCGGAATGGGGGCCTGCCCTGTGCAGAGGCACCCTCTACTTTTCAGATGAGGATTTGATCCCAGCGACCGATGCTGAACTCCGGGCCTTGCTCACAGATCGGGTCGATGACTGGGCACCACTCGACACGTCTGATTCCTACGTCTGAGGCTCGTGACCTACGTAACCAGGACGACTATGACGACTGGGAAGTAGGTCTAGAGCCAATACCGGGGGATACGCACTGGGTCAGGGTCCGCACCTTGACCCAGCTTTACCGCCACCTCATCTACGTGTTCGCCACCAGCGACACCATCAGCTCCACCCGCTTAGCCAACTTGGCTATCCACGAGATTCTCAAGTTGAGACTCACGGATCTCACCCGGATACGCCAGCAAGACCCCAACTACTTCGCATGACTGACTGGTACGCCGATTACTACCGCCAATCGCGGGGGTACAACGACAACGACATGCGCGAGTTGCGCAGCCTTCAACGCAAGCCCTCAACAGAGGTGCCGGAAGTTTTCAAGCACAGGTTTGCTGATCCAGCTGAATATGATGCCTGGGTCGAAGAGAAGCGCCGCCTCTACTTCGGCTGAACTTGATCCAATCCCGAATGACCGAAACTTCAATGGTGCCGTTTTACCGCTCCTACCTGCTGGGCGGTAAAACTATTTACCTCGACAAGCTGGCGGAGTTGCCCGACAGTGAGCTAAACCTGCTCAACATCGAAACGATGGCGGCACTGGAGGAGGCTCGTCGGGACTACGACGCCCTCGAAAATAAGCAGTCCGAAGAGGCTGGTGCTTTCTACCGCCGGTTGAAGGTGGCTGGTTATTTCCAGGCTGCTATCAAGCTGGAACTCCAGAACTGACCATTCTCTACTACACTGCACCCGTTCTTACTTATGAACATGTACATCCTCTCTGCAGCACAGTTCGATCAGATCATCAAAGCTCTGGACGACGCACGCTTTGCCCTGGATACGTGCCAGCACATCGAGCTGGACATTGCCGATCCAAAGAAGACGATCACCCTGCCTTCGACCGAAAAGGCTGTACGTACAACATCCGTACAAAAGGCCAAGTCTCAAAGTAAGACTCGTAAGTCCAGCCGCAAGGGACGGCGTGGGGTTGCGGTGTTGACCGAGAGCAAGGTGCTGGAAATCAAGCGCCAGTTGGCTGATGGTGGGAAGTCGGTGGCCAAGATCGCCAAGGAGTTTGGCGTTCACGTCACCACCATCAACTGCATTAAGTCGGGTAAGACGTGGAAGAACGTTCAGCTCCAGCAGCCTGCTGCCGTTGTGGTGGCTGACTGATGGCGGGTACATCTAGGCACGGGCATACCACAGGAGCCTGTTGGTCTCCTACATATCGCTCGTGGATGTCTATGCGCGATAGGTGCCGCAATCCGAAAAGCGCCAGCTATTCGATTTACGGTGCGGCCGGTGTAACTGTCTGTCAGCGCTGGGAGGTTTTTGAAAACTTTCTTGCTGACATGGGAGAACGCCCCTTTGGAACGTCTATTGGCCGGTACAACGATGTAGGAAACTACGAACCTGGTAATTGCGCGTGGCAAACACGCAAAGAGCAGGCTAAGCGCGGTGCTTCTAATGGGCGTGCAAAGTTGACTGAAGAGCAAGTCGTGTGTGCTAGGGCTCTTCATAAACCGAAAGCTAGAAAAGGTTGCTCTACCAAAAACATGGCAGCTGACTTGGGTGTTTCGTTTACGACACTCGACGAGATCCTCCGGTATAAAACTTGGAGGCACGTCTAGTGGTATTAGCTGATCACGAGATTCACAACCTGGCACGCCGCAATCTGGTATTCCCGTTCCAGTCGGAGCTGGTGAATCCAGCGAGTCTCGATGTGAGACTCGGCGAGAACTTGCTGGTTGAGGAGCCGAAGGTTCCTGCCTTACTTCCTTACAGCATTGCTGGCGCTACGCAGGAAAAACCTTTCCTGCTCTATCCGCACCAGTTCATACTTGCCGAAACGCTGGAGGAGTTCGACTTCCCGGATTGTGTTGCTGGGCAGCTGGCGCTCAAGTCGAGTCGTGCCAGGGAGGGGATTGAGCATCTTCTTGCCGGGTATATCGACCCCGGTTACAAAGGGCGGCTAACGCTGGAACTACAAAACGCTAGATCCATGCACGCTGTTCCGCTTTGGCCGGGTATGCGCATCGCACAGATTGTGTTCCACAGGATGTCGATGCTGCCCGGCAAAAGTTACTCCGTTACTGGTCGCTATCACGGCGACACTGCTGTTCAGGCTTCCAAAGGATGAGCGATCCAGTTAATTCTCCAGCGCACTACACGGCCGGAAGCGTCGAAACAATCGACGTTATTGAGGATTGGGTAAGGCACGCTCCAGATGCCGTTGTTGGTGGTTTGCATTGGCAGGTCATCAAATACGTCAGCCGAGCGTGGCTTAAAAAAGATCCTTACGAGGACTTTTGTAAAGCTCGCTGGTATCTGAACCGTTTGATTAACACCTTGGCGATGGAGCCGTACCGGGACTGATTTGGAACAACTGACTACCGTTCCAGATGTGCTTAAACAGCACGTCTTCAAACGTGGCGAGGAAAACTTTGCCGCTATCTTGACGCCCGAGCTGGTGCAGAAAATGCGCCGGCTGCAGGCTGAAGGTTGGTCCTATCGCAAACTTGCTGATGAATTTGATGTTGATCCAAAGCACGCCTGGCGTATTTGCAAAAGGCTCGTATGGAAATGGGTTGACTGATGCGCTGCGCTAACTGCGATCACGATCGTCTTGACGTGGACCGCACTTGCCAAGACACGGCTGAGTCGATTCTTCGCAAAAGAAAGTGCCCAAGCTGTGGGCACGCTGTTTTTACCGTTGAAGTAGAGCTGCCCGATGGTGCTGCAATGCACTGCCGGAGGCACAAACTTCGTCGCTTACCTGGATTTTTACGTGTTCATTTTTCATGATGGCCATCACAATCAACAGCAGAGCGTGCCAAGGCTGCGGTACGCAGACGACTAACCCGGTGCTGTGCATGAAGTGCTACCGCTCCAGTCCGGCAGGGCGGGAGGAGTTGCGCCTGGATCGGTTGCGCCAGGGGTACAAGCCCCAGCCAGATGGTGGGCCGTGCAAGAACTGCATCCATTGGAAGGCGCGGTGCTTGCTTGGGTTTCCCGAGGGTGGGACACTCGCGGCGGCGGTGCTCTGCTCCGCTAGGGAGGTTGACAGCCTGTTAGAGTAGTAGGGTACACGCCCTACCAGGCATGAAAATCCTCCAAGGCATCGAGCACCTCTCCACGCTCGATGATGCAAGTTTCGTTGCGTTTGACGTTGAGACCACCGGGCTCCAGCCGAAGTTCGGTGGTTTGCGGCTTCTGCAGTTGGCCACCTTCGGGAAGGATCCCGTGGTTCTTGACTGCTGGAGCTTCAGCGACGATGACTGGATCACGCTCGAAGAGTTTTGCAACGTTCCACGGCAGTGGTTGGCGCACAACGCGGTGTTTGATCTCGGCTGGTTACAGGAGCACGAGATTTACCCGGAAGGCAAGATCTACTGCTCGATGCTGGCGAGTCGGATCCTGACGAACGGGCTGCCGAATTTGAAGCACGGGCTCCAGCATGTTGTTCACCGCTATCTCGGCCAAGACATTTCAAAGGAAGAGCAGAAAAGCGATTGGTCGGCTGATCTGCGCGTGGAGCAGATCGAATATGCGGCCAAGGATGTGGTGGTGTTGACCCAGCTGTGGGAGCCGATCACTAAGCGGATGGCGACTGGTGCGTTGATGCCAGCCTGGGAGCTTGAGTGCAAAGCACTTCCGGCAATGGCGCAGCTGTGGCGTACCGGGCTGCCGTTCGATAAAAAGATGCTGGAGCAGCTAATTGAAGACCTAGATATTGAAAACGTCGAGGTTGGCGAGAAATTTATTGAGGATTTTGATGCGGCGCTTCCGCCAGAACACAAGCTTCATCGAGGGTTAGACGGGAAGTTGTTGTACCAGGCGAAGCCGGGGCCGAAAGGTAAGAAGCCTGACCCGAATGTTTTTAACCTTAATAGTCCTGCGCAGCTGCTTAAAAAGTTCACCGCTTTGCTGGGTGAGCCGCCGATGGATATGAAAAACAACAAGCCCAGTGCTAGTCGTTCTGCGCTCCAGGAATATGTGGGTGATCACAAGGTTGTGGCAGATTATTTGCGGTGGAAAAAGATTGAGAAGCGGCGGCAAATGGCGGAAACTTTGTTGAAGAATTACTCGGCTGATGGATTTATTCGTGCCAGCTATTTACAGCTTGGTGCTGATACCGGAAGGATGAGTTGTATTTCGCCCAACCTTCAGCAGATTCCGCGTGATCCGCGTTTTCGTCTGGCGGTGCAGGCTCCAACTGGCTGGAAGTTGGTTGTGGCGGACTATGGGCAGATGGAGCTTCGTCTTGCGGCGGCAGAAGCACAGGATCCCTTAATGACAGCGGTGTTCCAGTTCGGGGAGGACCTTCATACGATGACGGCGACGCAGATTTACGGGGTTGAAGCCGATGAGGTTACAAAAGAGCAACGACAGATCGCAAAATCGGCAAACTTCGGATTGTTATACGGAAGCGGCGCAAAAGGACTCAGGAACTATGCAGCAGCGACCGGAATCCAGATGGATATTGATGAGGCGGCGGAAGTCCGGCAAAAGTTCCACGCTGCATATCAAGGCATCTCCAAATGGCAGCGCGAAAATGCTGCAGCTGCTGATGCGGCTAAGGACAATCCATCTATCCGCATACGCATCTCGGGCTTGCGGAGGTTTCTACCGGGTGACCACAACAAACTCACCACGCGCTGTAACACACCAATCCAGGGGGCAGGTGCAGCAGTTCTCAAACTTACGCTCGGCAAATTGTGGCCGTTATTTAAGTCCGACGGGGAGGACGTGGTGCGTTTGGCCGGCGTGGTGCATGACGAAATCATCCTGCTCGTAAGGGAAGAACATGCCGAAACCTGGGCGCTCCAGTTGCAGACCGTGATGGAGGAAGCTGAAGCTCGTTGGTTAGGTGATATTCCGCCGCTTGCCGAAGCTAAGGTCGGAGATAGCTGGCAGGAAGCTAAGTGAGCTCCTTAGTCGAATACCGGGTCACGATGTGGCCCCTTCATGGTCCGACGCACAACATCTACCTGGAAGCTCCAGATGCCTACACGGCTCGGGAGTATGCGCTGCGGATGTGCCCGGACCAGAAGGTGATCGGTATTCGGCGGATTGAAGATTTGAAGCGTGATGGGCTGGCATGAGTCGGCCCCAGACTGGTCGTGAACTGGTGCTCGAATGGCTCAATCGGGAAATTCGTGCGGCACGAACGGCAGATCTGCAGCGGGCTGCCGCTTTTTTGGAGTGGGCCAGGGCAATTCGTAAAGGCTGTGCCAAGCAGCGTGGTGGGGCGCGGGTGGCCCAAGCCAATGCTTGGCGGAAAAAAGTGGACGACGATGTGCGCTGGTAGGACTACTGTGTCTCATTGTGCTACTGTGTAGCAGATTAGACCGCAGCACATGCCGCTGAACCACGGGAACAAATTTTATTGTCAGCTGCTGATTGACCCCAACCGCTACAAGCTGGCGGAAAATCTTGCGTCCCAGGACGGTAAGAAGGTTACGGCCTACCTCAGGGAACTTGTGTATGCGGGCTTGGCGTTGAGGTCTTCGGAGTACGAAAGCGCCAAGGAAGCTGATGAAGCTGCGTGGCGAGAGTCGGTGAAGCGGCGGGTTGAGGGAAGAATGCGCTCCAAGCAAGAAGGGTCAGTATCAAAAGGCGACGCATGAGACTCAGCCGATTGTCGTTACAGTCTGTCCGTGACTAGGAAAGTGCACTAGAGTCACACAGTACACGCAAAGGGGCAATGACCCGCTATGTCGTCATGGTCGAGGATCGCTGGGTTACGGCGGTTTACGGCCCTGGTAAAGGAATTGGTTTCACCCGATCCAAGGAGGATGCATCCTCGTGGGTCACGTATGAACGCGCTGTCTCTGCGGCGCGAACTGTTGCTGAGTGCACTAACAGCCCTGTTGCTGTTCATAGCATCGATGAACCCGCCTACCCCCGGTCATGGAAGTAGTGCCATTCCAGGAACAGCTAGACCCGGAACTGCGGCTCGGTGAAGGTCGCTCACGCACCAGTTCGGAAAAAGCTCAGCTGTTCGAGCTCAAGATCTGGTTGCCAGGGCAGGGGGCTATGCGGGATTTGGTGCGGGCTGAGTCGCTCCAGCAGGCGATTGAGTTTGCCCAAAACCGCTACCCGAATTGCAAGGTTGAGGTGCCGAATACGGCGGCAAAAAAACCTAAGCTGGCTCGTGCCAAAAATGGGCCGCGTGAAACGGCCCGTAGGCGTCTCAAACTTGTGGAGAAAAAGAATGAGTCAGCAGATTGCTGATTGGGCACGCCAGTCGTGGGGTGAGGTCATCGTTGATCAAAACCGCGTTGACCTCCTCGATAAGCTCTACTTCTGGGATGGGCGAGACAAAAAAGACCACCCTATGCACAGCACCTACACAGGGCTGTACGAGAAGTACACCGCCAACTAGGCGGAGTCTCGGTCCATGCCAAAGCGTTCGGCCAGGTTATCCGCTGCCTCGCGGATAGCCCAGGCCGCTTTTGTGCGTTCCAGCTGGTGGAGCGTGTTCAGTACCAGTGCGGCCTCAAGTAAGCCGCGATAATCTTGCTTGTTGAACAGGTCAACGAGCCACTTGTCTTGGGCGGCCTTGTGGAAGCAAGACTCGGTGGTGTGTTCGATGGGGCGCATTGACCTTCCCCGTAGAATTGGGTGAGTCAGCGGGTTGCAGCCCCTGACTCTGACCAACCTGAGGTACCAGGCCGATGCCTAACACATTAGAGGAATGGCGCCCTATTGCAGGGCTTGAGAATCTTTACGAAGTCAGCAACTTAGGACAAGTGCGGAGCTTGACACGCACGGAAGTACATACAAGGAAAGGTAAACAGGTTACGTACAAGCGTGTAGGAAGAGTGCTTAAACCTGTATTAAGCAGTCGTGGTTATTTAATGGTAAGTATAGGTTGCGGTTTAGATAAAACAATGAAGACTGTTCATTCTCTAGTTGCACATGCTTTTTTACCTAAGTGTCCGGGTCGTTATGGAGTAGGCGGCTGGAATGTTGATCATATAAATGACGATAAATTAGATAACCGCGTTGAAAACTTGCAGTGGTTGCCGCATTGGGATAACTGTTTTGTAAAAGCAGGAGGTTCTGATAGAGTCAAAGCCCAAGTTAAAAAGCAAGTACGAGATGCGAATGGGCGTTATCGTTGATTTCGTACCCTCATAAACCACCCTGTGTCGTTGCCTTCGATGAGCCAGCGAGGCAGCCAGTTCTTTCTGGAGTAGGGAGTACCTGCTCCACCTTTGTTGCTGACGTAGCCGCCGTTGACTAAATTTGCCTCGCCGAACGGGTCGTTGTGGATGAAGTGGGTTGGTGTATATCCCACTACGACGGTCCAGTGACCTGTACCACTTGGATTAGAAACAGGTCCTTTATGTAGCCAGCCGACTGGAACTGGATGGCCGTTGGCGATTTCGTTTTCTAGGTCTTCGACCGTGCCATCCATTTCAAAGGTGGCGGTTAGTCCCAGTGCTTTTAGCGCTGCGATTTGTGCTTTGGGGTCTGTGGTATCTCCGAAGCGGGCGCGGATTTTGTTGTATTCGTAGTCGCCCGAGATCTTGCCGTAATACCTGGCCACCATTGCGCAGCTGGAGCTGAAGCATTGGCGATACCCGGTGGGGCCGTCATCAGACCCAAGCTGATATTCGTAAGGTACTTTTAGAATTTTTTGATTTGGTGGAACGACAGGTTTGCTACCTGCGTGCTGCTCCATCAGACGAATTAGTTTGTTGGGATAATCGGGATCTGTTGCATACTTTTCTTTGTACAGCCACCGCGCCGCATCTTCGCGGGTAGCAGCGTTGTTACAGCCTTTGTAACTTTTGTAGTCTTTATACCAGTGGTCTACAAGGTAGATAACGCAGGACAGTAGGTCGGGGAAATCAATGAAGCTGTCGGTAATCGTGATCCATTGGCCGTTGATAAATTCTTGAGTCTTTTTATCGCTACCTTCGCCTTTTAAGCCGAAAAAGTTGTTTCTGCCGGATACTAATTTGCCGTAATTTGATTCGAGTGCCCATTGGGCGGCTACAAGTTCTGGGAATTTACCGCCAGCAACTCGGGCGGCTTCGAGTATTCCTTCCCAGCTGTTGGGGAACTGGGTTTGTTTGCCGGCGACGCTCCACGTTTTGAACCAGCCCTGATCGCGGCCAAGGATGTGGGGGTTGGCTTTGCTGATCGCTTGCTCCAGCTCGGTAATTGCCGCCATCTGGTGGGGCAGTCCCTTGTAGTAGCGGAACAGATCAATCAGGCGGATCTTGTTTGTGGGCATTAGACCAGGGGGCGTGGATGCTCATGGCGCCACCCAGAAGGCGGCTGTTGCCGGTTTGTAGCTGTTCATCAATTTCGTGGTGAACGATCACAGGTTCTGGATCGGTCGGTTGTGTGGCGTGCCACTCCGCTTCGGCCTTGTCGAGCTTGCCGGGGAGCATGGTCTCAAACCACCACTCCCGTGCAGCCTGCTCCCAAGTTTTGCCTACAGCTTTTTTCCCTTGATGGCGCGGAGGGCGTGGAACACCAGCTGGATGATGCTGTTGTCCTTCAGTGGCGACAAGGCGATCAGCTCGGAGGCTGCCGCTACGCAAATCCAGAAGGCTGGATGCTGGATGAAGTCCATGTGAAATAGGAACCCTGCAGGAAGTTTAGCTGTACTAGACAAGAGTTCCGGCGCACGTAATAGTTTCTATGGCTACATTCCAGGTAGCCACTGCTCGGTATGGACCATCGCATTGAAGATGGCGAATACTTAAACAAGAAGGAAGCAAAGGCGAGGTTTAGGCAATCAATCCTTAACCACTGGAATAATTCCTGCGCTTACTGCGGTGAAAACCTAGGGCGTTCTGCAACGCTGGACCATGTGCACCCAAAATTTCGTGGGGGCCATACGCACCAGCAGAATTTGGTGGCTTGCTGTTTTGCCTGCAATATCTCGAAGTCGGCGGAGGATTGGCTGGAGTGGTACAGGGACCAGCCGTTCTGGGAGCCGCATCGGGAAGATGCGATTATCGCGTGGATTACTGGGGGTCTTGTTGCTTAGGGTCCCAGCCCATGCCTTCGAGATACATCATTGCGATGTAATGGTCTTCGGCGTAGCGACAGATGCTGTCTTTGCAGGCGCGGTAGTACAGCTCGCCGCGTTCATTTTCCAGCTGGTCCAGGCTGAAGCCGTTGCCGTAGTCTGTGGTATTAACGACACTCATTGTTTGTAACCAATGCGCATTTCAATTTGCCGCACTCGAATTTCTAAATCGCTAAGTCTTTCCTTAGAGTCGTTCTTTAGTTCTTGTATATCGGCGGCTACCGTGTTGACGGATTGATCTAGCTTGGCAACTTGCATAAAAAGACCGGCTAAGCCGACCACTGCAGCAGTCAGCAAACCCGGCACAACTTGGTCAAACGGGCTTTTAGGCGGCTTGGCAGTAATAAATGCCTCTTCGTGGTGATCCATTGCGAGGCATACTGCCGACCTTTTTTATAGGTTAGCGTCCTTGACCGCGCAGTTTTTTCTTCCCGCGCCGAGCGGGGCGGCTGTGCTGTCCGTAACCCTGACTGGTTGTTTTGGGGCGTCCGGCTTTATGCTCGACACGCCCCAGGGCAGTTTTACTTTTTACTGCCATCAGTTACCCCAAGGCACGCCAGCAGCTTTCGACGGTGCGCGTTGCTCGTCGATTTGAGCTTGGAGGGCAGCTTCAATTTCGGTGACTTTTTCATCGCCGCCGAGGGCTTCCTTGACCCAGCCGATCACGGTTTCTTCAGTCAAATCTGCATAAGGAATGAGATTCTCGGGGCGCTGGAAACCGATGCTGCCGTAGGCGCCAGCGGTGTAAGCCTCATCCTTAGCGTTGACGGTGTAATGGGCGGTAAATACAAAACCGTCGTCAGTTTCGCGTTCGAGGGTGTTGATGCCCCAGGTGAAAGTAGTAGCCATGATTAAAGACCGGTCGTTGACAGCGTAGTGGGGTTGCAGCCTGTTGGGAAGGGTCGGCTGCCCGCCCTGTTAGTGAAGGTGACTAGCCATTTTCAAACTTGAGTCAAATTAGAAGGTGACTTTCGAGTAGGACTTATGGCTCTAGCGCAGTAACACGAGCCTTCAGAGATTCGATCTCAGCCAACGCTTCCTGCAACGCAGCGGTCAGCAGCGGAACCAGCTTGGACTGGTCGATGCCTTGGTAAACAGGATTACCCTCATCGTCCACTTCATCCTTGGTGCCAGTAACGCACTCAGGAACCACGGCTTGTGCTTCGTGAGCAAGGAAGCCATCAACCGTGGTGTCAGGATCCGCGATGAAGTTGAAGCGGTGAACCTGAAGCTGATTGAGGCGATCAGCAGCGCCAGTCAGCGGAACAACGTTTTCCTTGAGGCGGTAGTCAGAAGAAGTGTTGTAGGCAGTTGCGGAACCAGCCACCGAAATACTACCAACTACAGCGGTGCTGTTGTTATTGAATCTAATTAAATCACCATCTCCATTTCTTCTGAAAGCTGAAACGGCGCCAGTGTCTTGAACGTTTGAAAGTATATGCCCTTGGTTTCTGATGCAAACTCCTAGCGTATCATTGGTGGGAGGATTGCTGTTATCCGTTCCTACATTAAGAGTACCAATTCCATCACTAACTCCAATCTGTACACTGCCGTTTCGAGTAATCCTCATACGCTCCGTCGGACTGCTCGCTCCGTCGGCAGTGGTACTGAAGACAAGCCTGCCCGGCATGTCGTTAGCGCCGGGGGTGCTGTCTACATAAGAAGCAATCCAGGCTGCAGGCACAAGATTAGTGCCATCGGCGCCTAAGAACTGCAAACGGCCAAGAAAATCACCGCTACTTACTGACGTATTGCTACCTAGAGACGTGCCTCGCGTTCTTGCCAGCGTAGCAATCGCTCCTCTAAACGTGGGATTTGTTGTCCCAGTGTTTGCAACGAAAGTTGGACCATATGAGACATTATCCGCTGCACCTTCCATTTGAAGTGGGGTCGTATATCCGCCATCGTTAAAGTTTGTACTTGCACGCGCACTAGACGTGCCAACTAACAACCTGCCGGAGGTGTCGATGCGGGCGCGTTCGGTGTTGTTTGTTCCAAGTAATAGCGGGCTATTGGTTGTTGCCGCTAATAATGTGTACCCATCTCCAGCACGTAACACCGCTGCGCTAGCAGTGCCGCCACCACCTCCTAGGTAGTTTGCCTGAAAACCACCAACTGTAAGACCTGAAGTGTCTGTAGTTATGGCACGAATTGTTTGAGTGCCACTTCCAGAAACATCAAGACTGAATCCAGGGCTCGTGGTGCCGATGCCGACGCGGCCTTGCGAGTCAATCCTCATCCTTTCAGTAGGACTTGCAGCATTATCTGCGGTGGTAGAAAAGACAAGCCTGCCTGGCATGTCGTCAGCGCCGGGGGTACCGTCTATTTCCGCTTCAATTCGAGCAGTTTCTACAAAGTGAGTCCCATCAGCAGCTTGAAAAGTAACAAAACCAACAATGTCGTTGTTTTGAACAATAGTATTGCTACCAACTGTGGTGCCTCGCGTTTTTCCCAAGAGTAAACATGGAACATTCCCTACTTCGTTTCTATTTGTAATAATGCTTACAGTAGCCGTGTTACTAACAAGCCCCTCTAACTGAATTCCAGCAGTAAAGGATGAATTAAAGAAATTGCTACGCGCACTAGACGTGCCAACTAACAACCTGCCGGAGCTGTCGATGCGGGCGCGTTCGGAACCATTTGTGCTAAATAAGTGGGCAAATACCGACGTGCCTGATCTGGTAATTTCGTAAGCCGTTTGTCCTCCATTGATGGCAGTTGTAAGATTTCCTGTAGTTGCCACTGGTCCAACATCCCACTGAACAGCACCGACCTGTCTGTATGAAACCTGTGCTGCAGCGGTGCCGTCGCCTGTTTCAATAAGCAACTGCGTTGCGGTTCCTGCAGGTCGTTGAATGTGTAGAGGCGCAGATGGGGTGGTGCCGATGCCGACGCGGCCTTGCGAATCAATACGCATCCGCTCTATACCAGTGGTTTGGTTTGCCGTATCGTTATCCCTGCCGGTTGCGCCAGTAGCAATAACAACAGCGGTTGGCATGTCTGAAGCACTGCTAAAAGTTCCCTCAGCTATTCCGTATACCGATGCCGCATAAAGAGTATTTGAAATACTTCCGTCAGTATGATTGCCTCCAAAAGAAACACTTCCAAGGATATTGCTTGAGGCTGTTGCGGCGTTAACCCCATTCCTTGCTAGCAGCACCTTGCCGCCAAAGGAAAGACTGCCATTGGTGTCGCTTCTTTTGCCAATGATTGTTAACGCTGGACCGCTACTAGCGTTACTGCTATCCTCAATGCGAATGCCACCTGCATTTAAGCTACCGTTCACTTGAAGATTTGCACTAGGGCTACTAGTCCCCAGACCTAATCGGCCACTGGAGTCCAAGCGCATCCGCTCCGAGAATGTCTGGTTGGTCGGATCGGAAATGCTTGTGGCGGACGATGTAGAAAATATGAAAGACGTAGCACTACCTGCCGCAAAAAATGGACCTGCGCCCGATTTCTTGACAAAGCCGAGCCTGTCTTCCGCATTGTCAACGCACAAATAAGAGTTTTCCGCGCTCACGCGCACGGACCCATTGACTTGCAATGGTGCGGACGGAGACGAAGTTCCAACGCCAATCCGCCCAGCACTCGTAACAAACAACCGCCCAGTGCCACCTGTCGCCAGTGCCAGTTGATCAGCGCCGGGGCTATAAATGCCGGTATTAGGGTCGCCGGTGAAAGTAATCGTCGGCGCTGCAGCCGTACCAAG